AATAAAGCGAAATCAGTAAGGGAATCGGGACCGTCATCAATAGGCATTGGAACGGAATCTTGGAGGTTTTCATCACGAAACCAATCGTTCCAAATTTTCGAATAACAGCGAAGAGGCAAACTATTGGAAAGGAGAAGGGAAGGGATATCTGTAGGTAATCCGTACTTATCGTAGATTGAGCCGACCTCGAATCCAGTGATTGCGTCGGATGTGAGGGTTGGGCATATATAATCAGTAGAATCGTCAGGATTATCTTGAGCACCATTAAATTTCTCCCAGTTGCTCCAGACTAATCGGCTAGGTACGAAGAAAAAGAAATAGTCGATATAAAGATTATCCATGATAGGGACTTTTTGGGTTGCTAAACGAGCGAATGTATTAAGATTTACATTTGCGGTGTCCCCCGGAATTATTTCGTCAACGAATATCGGAATGAGATAATCGAAGTTAAATGTGTCTTTGATTGTGAATGAGCGGTCAAATTGAGACCGAGCCATGTTCACTTTCGGGGTTTGTGCGAACGAGTGTTGGTTGTTTCGAGAGCCTAATTGCATTTTTTCTCCTTATAGCTTCAGGTTATTCTGAAGGGTTTTAAATTTTGATTTTAAGATTTCTTTTGCTGATTGCTTACGGGTAATTGTGGCACCTTTGATTCCTCTGTTGAGAGAGTCTTCCTTAAATTTTTCAAGTTCTTTAAGAGCTTTATTTTTGGCATGGGTTGCTTTGCGAAGTTTAGTTTCGGTTGCATATATTTCGTATTCCTTTGGGTGATGTTGTTTAAACCATTTTTCATAATATCGTGGGATAGAGCAAGTTTTTCCATTTTCTAGGACAATGTGTCCATGGGTAAAAACGTCTTTGTAATATTTTTCAAGAAATTTTTTGCCGATCGCTTGTCTGGCTGATTTTTTTGAGATGGGTTTAAATTCGTGTTCGGAATCTTTTCCGTGGACAAGCTTTTTTGCAGCATATCGAGCGCAGTAGCCAGCTGACTCGAAAGTGACTTGTCCAAACTCGCTATTGCCTTGGGGCCATAAATTTTCGAGTTCTTGTGAAGTGTAAGCCGTGTCTCCATTATGGTTAGTATATTTCGGCACTGGGTCAGTTGGTGAATAGTTGAAGAGGCAGGCGTGCCAATGAGGGCGTTTTGTTTTTTCTCCATATTCTCCAGTAACGAAATAACCGATTGATAATGTTTCATAGTGTTTTTTTCTTTCTTGTTTTGTTAGTAGTTTCCAGTTTTCTTTTCCGAATTTTTTCATAAAATCTCTGAATTTTTTGTCGCGAAGACGTTTCATAAATAATTGAAAGTCTGAATAAATTAGTTTTGGGGATTTTAGATGTTCGTCGGAATAAGTCAGAGTGATGAAGCAGTTGTTTTCGTGCATTTTGGATTCATGAACGCAACGGATTGCCCATTGTCGTGCATAATCAAGGCGGCAAGCTAAGCATTGACCGCAAGGGAGTTGAAAAGAAGCAAATTCTTTGCTAGATTTCTTTGAAGACCAAGAAATGGTTTTACCGTCGGGCAGGAAGCCGACAGTTCGGGGGGATGTGCATTGCAAGGTGTACGTCCTTTTTTTATTTTAGAGGCGGATTCCGCCCCGCATTGAATTGCGGTTGATATTGTTTAATTTTTGTACACCGGTGTTCTTTTTGAATACCTTTTTTGAGTGCGACTTGGACATGGGTTTTCTTTTCATAATTCCTCCTTTTTTTAAGATAAACTGTCAGTGGGCCTAGTTACAACAAGGAAGTGTACTAGGCCCCGCATTTTATTGTTGAATTTGATGCGCCGCTTTTTCGAGATGAAGCGGGGTATCGAGAGGTTTGATTTGACCCGTCACGTTATTATACGTTCCGAGGTGGTATAAGTCAAAATCCTCTGGATATTTGCTGATCATGGATGCTTGGTCGTTTGATAGGGCTTTAAAGTTCCTTATAGCCTCGCCATGAGTTTTGTTGAAGAAGGGGGTGAAGTATACTTCACCTTTGCTGTCGCGTACTGAATAGACTTTTAGCTCCATTTGAGCTCCTTTTTGGTTTTCGATCATAATTGATCGGTAGAAGTATGTGTTGGCTTGAACTTTCGTCAAGCCAACACAAGGTTAAGATTGTGTTAATTATTTTTTTTATTATTTTTATCTTCCAAGGGAAGGGGAAGGTTCATCCTGAACGCGCTCAGTCGTCGCTTTGGTCTTGGGATGTGCCATCGTGGCACCAACTCGCAAGATAGCATTTGCTCGTTAGATAGAGAGAGATAGAGAGAGATGGAGAGAGATAGAGAGAGATAGAGAGAGATAGAGAGAGATAGAGAGAGATAGAGAGAGATAGAGAGAGATAGAGAGAGATAGAGAGAGATAGAGAGAGATAGAGAGAGATAGAGAGAGATAGAGAGAGGGGAAGTAAAGGCGGCATAAAAGCCGCCTTTTTGCTCAATTTAGAGTACTAAATTCGAGCTATTTTTGGATAGGTTCAGGGATAGGAGCAGCAGGAGTTGCGGGAGCGGCAGGAGCCGCGGTTTTCGGTCTTTCGAGAAGACCTAATTTTATTCCTTCTTCCATGTTGGAAGGATCTTGAAGGAAGGAAAGGAGCATAGATGGATCATTAGCAAATCGATGTCGGATTTGAGAAGACAAAGAATTGAATGCAGAATTCGCATCAATAACAGTTTGCAAGGAAGTCTGATAATCAGAGATAGCAGAGAGATCAACATAAGAACCTTTCTTTTTAGAAAGGTGGGTTATCTGGCCAGTTTTAGCATACTTCGATATAATGTTATTTATATCTGCGTCTTGCTTAAACTGTTGCTGGGTTTTAGAAGGCAAAGAGTTGACAGTTCGGACTTTTTTCGTATTTCGGGCGATTTTCATATAATTAATCCTTTTTGAGTTTAAATCGTTTAGAGTTCATTTTTTCTTGTTCTTCTCGATGTCTTTCTATGCGATCGATATGATCGGAGAATGAAGAGAATTTTTCTTGGATTTTTTTATAAACTTTATTTTTGATGTCAGCTTCGGGAATGCCTTTGGACATAACTTGAGTTTCCATTTTGGCTTTAGTCGTTTGGGCTTTCGAGAATGCTTGTTGATCTTTTAAAAGGTTTTTTTCCTCCTTAGTTTTATCTATAGTGTTAACGGCAAGAGCGGTGTCCAGAGAGTTCGCTGCCATACCTTCCATTGCATTTTGCATAGTAGCTCCAGCACCTTGGGGAGTTGAAGCACCGGAATTTAATGCTAGAAGAGGGTTTAAGCCAGCGGTTTTTAGATCGGCTACTTGGCGTTGATGGGCAGTATTGGACATACGTTCTTGAAATTTCATTTGTTCCATAGCTATAGATGCGTTTTGGGCATTGGCTTGGTTTTGGCCAATCATTTGGCCGAACATACCTCCCATGGATGCGCCAGCACCAATAGCAGCAGGATTTCCAGAGCCAAAATAGGCACCGGCCGCGCCCCCAATTAAGGGGGCGACAGGGGCAATGTCTTCAAGTATTCCCATTAGAACCGTCCGATCGTGCTAGGTACGGAATAAGTCATCATCGGTCGAGCGTGTTTATAATTAAACCATGCATCGAATAAGATGTCAGGACCGTCATCATAAGCTAGTGCACGGGAGATTGGGGTATTTTGAACAATGAAAACTTCATTAAGGGCAGGAAGAGTTCCGAATTCTTCGGCCATATGCCATTGGTCAAGGGGAGTCGTATAAGTCGAACGAAATTCACCTTTGATTTGAGAAGGGGTGTATCGGTATTCAGCATAACGTTCTTGATAACCGAATACTTCTTCGTCAGCGGAAGTTCCTTGGGCATAGATTTCCTTGTTTAAGACAGCTTGTTCGCCAAGCTCTTGGAGCTTAGGCCAGAAGAAGTCAAAACGGGTTGATCGTGACCACATTTTATGCAGACCTTGTTGGTATGTAAGATCAGCTCGGGCAGAGGCAAGTCCGATAACATAACCATGTTCGACAAAAGATTTCGTAAACCCGATGTTTTGGCCTTGGGTTGACGATGTGGCAAAAGAGCCAAGATCACCGACTGCACCGAAAGCCGTAACATCGGTATTGTTTTGAGTCGTTCTAGCAATTGGGTGTGAATTGATGCGCGAAGAGCCGCCGCCGAGATATTCCGCACGTTGAAGACGGAAGTCAGGCGAGATAACTTGGAAATGGGATCTAAGAATTTCGACATAACGGGTACCTCCACGAGCGTCTAACTCGAATAAAGATTGAAGAGAGAAAGCTTCACGAAGTTGGTTTATTGTTGCGGCTGTGGCACCTGATAAATCGGCGTGAATGTTTGGATAACCAGTGGTTCCCTTTTGTTCAACGAAATAATCGTTTCCAGCATTGGCATCATTGATAAGGGTTGCAGATGCATAATTAGAAAGAGTTCCATCGGATTCGTATACACCAGTTTGAGCAGCTCCCCAAGTATCGTTTCGTTTACCGATACCTAGAACGGGAGCGGAGTTTCCAAGAGGGATAGATACAGCATCACCTTTTTGAGGCCAAGGAAGGCAAGATGTGAAATAATCGTGTCTTTTGACATGCTTTAATTAAGCGAAATAAGTAAGGGAATCGGGCTCGTAATCACTC